CTTAAACTCCTCGGTCGTAAGAACATAGTACCAAATGACATACGTGGAATGGTGCGTCTTGGTATTATGGAGTCCTTCCTTGAGAAGGAGATGACCAAGGAGGTGCAGGTCATGGTCGTCAATGTGACGTGGAGTCGTTGGCGTGAGCTTCGTCCTATGTATAAGCGTGACGTCCTGCCACTGTTCTCAGACCTTGAGACAGAGGTATGGACTGCCTAATCCGTGTCACCCTATATGGGAGGATTGCATAATTGTGCGTCTTTTTACTTAGAAGTAAGGGGGGTAACTAAATGGTTTACGGAGGTGTAATATGGTAAGAGAGTTAACGTTGTTCAATGATCAGGTCCGAGCAATCGACCGGATGTTCACCCGTGGAATGAACGAGCTTGGGATGCGTCCCATGATGCTGACTGACCTTATGTTCAGCAATATGCGTGGTCATACCATACCAGAGGATGGTAGCTTCATCACTACTGAGCAGACAGTGCGGCGCAAATTGCAGTGCAAGCACGTCTATGATGATGACGGCAATTTCGTCAAGGCTGAGTTGCTGCCGGTTGAGGATGATCATGCGGAGTCCACCGAGTAGCGAGTTTACTTCGCAACTCGACCGGGAATCGCCACAATATCAACAGTGGTATGACTTCCAGTGGGGTAGTGCGTCACAACAAAGTTTACAATACAGCGACAACTTAGCTGACACCGTGTATGGACACGGTGGCTACCGAGTCTTTACGCCGCCGACAAAGGTAAACGATGTATTCAGTCGTATAATTAGACTCTCAGGGGTAGAGGGAGACTGTTTGGTATGGCATGGAACCTCTAATGGGAGGTATGGACGACTACACGTTGGTGATAAACTGAGATACGTCCACAGACTCATGTATGAGATTATCTATGGTGACTTCACAGGGTACCTGACTCATACTTGTGGTAACTCACTATGTTGCAGGCCGGAGCACTTAAGGATTAAACGTGACCGACGACAGGCAGAAGCAGAAGGCAAAGCGAGCGGCGTTGAGGCAGAGGAACCTAGTGGAGAAGCACTCTCCCTATAAGCCAAAGCGTCATCCTAATGACAAACGTTATATGAGGGACAAGCACAGGTGGATCGACGATGAATAGGCTGTCAGACGCCCTGTGTTGGGCGACGTGGGCTTTACGCAACGTACCCTATATGGTTCCCTATGTATATTATAAAGCGCGGGGGAAGAAACCTATTCTTTATGACAAAGCCTATGAACTGTATATAGACGAGAGACTACACTCCATAGACGGTTACCTAGGTGACGGTGTTACGTTATGCCTAGCAAGCAACTGTATCCTGAGTGGATACACTCCCTTATGGAGTAAGAGGTACGAGGACAAGGCTTACCTTCGCAGGGTATCTGAGTGGATGGATGCAGGGGACTTTCCGTTTGTTGGGCTGTGAACAATAAAGTTCACGCACTAACGCACGCAGTTCAAACCAACCAAACCAGTTCAGTAGCATAGAATTCCCCTACTTTGAGTATGCTTCGCGTAACGTACGTTATGTTAAGTCGGGTTCTCCCCCACTTGTAGCATTTTATCCCCCAGAAGCGGGGTAGCTGGCCGGTAAGCCCCCCCGGCCCCCTTTCACTTTTGAACTAGTCCTAGATATTGTCCACGTAAACCGGAGGGAAGAAATGGCAAACGGTGTAAGATATCACCCAAGCTCACGTCAAAGGCTACCCTTTGAGAGAAGAAGCCTGTGGCCCCAAGAAGAAGAGGAAAGGATTCCCGGTTCAACTTATGATCCCCTGTTGGGGGGTGGAAGCCCTATAAATTATGAGGCTTTAGGTTTGCCTATGGATCGAAGGCAACGCGAAGAAGAGCAATTCATACGTAGTATGTGGGGTGATCCGGCAACCAGCGATTACGATATACAAGTGATTAATCGAGAGGACTTAGGGTTGCCTCCTTTGGGTAGTAGACAACCCAGTATTATGCCTCCTATGGTTACTGACTTTAAGACCGATGTTTCATTGCCCCCCACTTTAGTTGACTTAGTGATTGATAACATTGGGGAAAGACTTAGAGTGCCAAACGCAGAAAAGCTCCGCGCTCTTGGAGAGCAGGTGTCTGGAGTAGAAAGCAAACACGGCAAGAGGACGAGAAGTACGAGATCCACAGCCCGTGGCAAGTATCAGATTCTTAAGGGCACTTACAAAACAGCCCTAAACCGTCTGGGGAATATATTAGATCGCGTCTATAACGTTCCCAAAAAAGACCGCAATCAACAGGTAATGCTACCTCCGAGGTTGAAGAATACAACTTGGAATGACCTTGATAAGGGTAAGATTTCAGAGGCAGATCAAGAGGCTTTATTCCTTGCTCATATGTCTGAGAGTGGAATGAGTGATGGGATGATCTATGACTACCTTGAAGGCAAAACATCAGGTAAAGATCTGTATCAGTTTCATCATTACAGAGGAGACCCCGATCCAGCTACCATTAGAGAGATGGACGAGTATCTCCATTCGGTGTATTAGTCGTGGACTACGGAGGTGGGTATCTAGGAGACCCAAGAGGACGCGCAGATGCCATCGCTGATTCTGTTCGAGGCGATGACCACGTTGCCACAGACTTCATAACTGAGATCTCCCTGTCTGATGCTGTAAAAAATTCTTCGGCTGGAAATTATTCGACTCGTGCCCAAGAAGAGTTGAGTCATGATTTGACAGTGAATGCCATCGAGTCAGCCCCGACAGCTGGCGATGCGTGGGCGGCTGTCAGGAACGCTAGGTCTTTTCTTACTAAACAAGGTGAGCCTTATGCGTATCAGACGGGTTTGAAGAAGGCTCGGACGATTGGTAGCTCGGCTACTTGGTTGGGTGGGTTAAGCTCTCTGGCCGCTATACACCCAGCCATTGCTGCTTTATCACTGGTCCCACAGGGGTTCTTTACTGAGGGTGCAGCCAAGCTTGGCCTTGGTCCCGAACGCACTAAAACTAACCGGTTTTTCGATGCCATGAGAGGGGATTACTTTTTGAGTGGGTCTACGTTAGATCGCGTAAACAACAGCTTGTGGGATTTAATATTACCCGAGGAAATTTGGGAGAATGATAACTAGTAAACAAGAAGCCTTTGTTGATGCTTTCTGCATCACAGGCAACGCAACCAAGTCGGCTGAGATAGCTGGGTACTCACCCACTACAGCTCGACAGAAGGGCTATGCTCTAAAGAACCAGTTCTCCCGTGAGATAGAGGACAGGATACGCCAAATGATGGTCGACCACATCCCTGTCGTGGTAGACAAACTGAAGTACCTGATAGGCGACGCTCAAAGCGAGTCTGTTCAGCTTGGCGCTATAAAGGACTTCCTTGATAGGGCTGGCATGAAGCCCACAGAGAAGGTTGAGACTATAACGCGTGTTGAGTCCATGTCCGAGGATGAGATACGACGGGAGCTTGCCTCATTGAGAGGTGAGGTTATTAAGATACCAGAGGTTTTAAACTAATGGCTGATAAGAAGAAATACGCCCCACGTACCCCTCGAAGAGCAATCGATAAGCAAAAAACTGACGATGAGTTTGAAAAGCTTTTCAAGAAATTAAGTGCTAGGTATCTCGATGTAACAAAGGGGTCAGTGACAGAAAGAGAGATGCGGACATTTTTGAGAACCGCGCCTCGCACTAAAAGTAACCTTAACTGGGCCAAATCCAAACTCATGGTACCAAAAGGTGAGTATCGCACTCACGCGCCGCGCAGAGCGCGCAAGCGAATCTAATGCCAGTAAAAAAGGTGAAGGGAGGCTACAAGTGGGGCAAGTCTGGAAAGACCTACTCAAACAAAGCAGGCGCACAACGACAAGCGAGAGCTATCTATGCAAGCGGTTATAAAAAGGGAGCTAGAGCTAGAAAGGGAGCTTAGACAGCGAGAACGCTATGACCAGCTCACCCGGTATGATCCCTACCCTTACCAGCTAAAATTCCACGAGACAGGAGCACACGCCAACCAACGTCTGCTGATGGCAGCGAACAGAATTGGAAAGTCACTCGCAGGTAGTCGTGAGATGGCAATGCACTGTACAGGACTGTACCCCGAATGGTGGAAGGGAAGACGATACCGGCAACCGATAGTAGCATGGGCCGGTGGGATTTCTAACGAAACCACCAGAGACATTGTGCAATATGAACTCCTTGGTTCGCCTGACGACCCGGAAGCATGGGGGTCAGGGGCTATTCCCAAGAAGTATATTGTAAGCTCTGAGAGGAAGCCCGGCGTTCCCAATGCCAAGTCAGTCGCCCTTATCCGGCACGCGAGCGGTGGGAATTCCTCTCTCTTTTTTAAAGCCTACGAGATGGGCGTAGAGAAGTGGCAGGGTCGTTCTGTCGATTGTATCTGGCTGGACGAAGAACCAAGCAGGGAGCTGTATAGTCAGGCCGTAACTCGAACGCTTGATCGGAAGGGGATGGTCTATATGACCTTCACGCCCGAACAGGGTATGACAGAGACTGTCGCGTCTTTCTTGAACAACCTAAAGGACGGACAGAGTTTAAACAACGCAACATGGGATGACGCTAGTGAAAAAGTAAGAAGCCTAAGTGGAGAGCAGGGACACCTCAACGAGGCTGTCATGGAGCAGATTCTAAGCTCCTACAGCCCACACGAGAGGGAGATGCGGAGATACGGCAGACCAGCCATTGGCTCAGGTCTTGTCTTCCCCATACCGGAGGAGCAACTGACTGTACCCTCATTCCCCATACCCGACCATTGGCCCAGAATAGCCGGGATTGACTTTGGCTATGACCACCCGACAGCCGTCGTTTGGTGCGCGTACGACCCAGAAGAGGAGCTTACCTACATATACGACTGCTATCGTATGTCAAAAGCCCCTCCTTCGACCCATGCAGCGGCAATAAGGTCCAGACCGGGATTCATCCCTATAGCATGGCCACACGATGGTAACCGCAAGGATTCAATGGGTAATCCTGGATTAGCGGAGCAATACAGGGCTTTAGGGTGTAATTTCCTACCCTTTCTCTTTGAGAACCCTCCTGCCGTTGGTGAGACTAAAGGGGGTAACTCTGTAGAGGTTGGGATTATGGAGATATACCAGAGGATGTCTAATAACAAGTTTTTCGTATTCTCTGAGCTAACAGATTGGTTTGAGGAGTTCAGAATGTACCACAGGAAGGATGCGAAAATAGTAAGTCTCAGGGATGATCTCATGTCAGCTACAAGATACGCAGTAATGTCGTTACGATTCGGTATGGCAGGGGAAGATCCGCAGTGGACAAAAGA